TTTGGAGAGATGAGGGGGTAGATGATATTGCGACTGCTCAAGCCGCTCTCTAGCCCTGTCTTGATGTTTGCCCCTGTGTAGTCGTGGTCATATGTTGATAGGTCGAGGTCTGTTAGCTGATCCTCCCCGAATAGGTCAAGCAGATTCACCCCTGCCGAGTAAAACACTATCTCATAGCTGCTAGATCTATCCCCCTGCATATTGACAGCTACAAGCTCAATGCTCCCTACCCTAAAGGTCTCCTTATTGAGCAATATCGTAGCAGACTGCCGTAGGGCAGCTGAGAAGCCACCGCTCACATCAGCGTTATAGTAATGCTTGAATACTGCGTTATTGGCTTTTGATGCTGGTACGCTGAAGCTCTGCGTATAGTCCGTATACACCTTGCTGATGTCCTGTATGTTCTGGACATTGAGCGTAATGTTTACATCCTCATCATTGAAGGTATCTAGCTTCTCCGAGCCTATGTATATCTCTATCATAGCATCGCATTCTGAGTAGTGGCAAATTCTACCTCTATAGTATAGTTGATAGTCTTCTCGTTGATATGCTTCTGTAGCACTAGGCTATTGTTATTAATGGTGATAGCCCTCTGTGACTGATCAATGTCGTAGGTCGTGCCTGAGCGTTGCGTGGTGCGGTTGATGACCATAAGCACATACTCGCTCATAAGGAGCTGCTCCATCACCTCACGATAGTCCTCACTAACGAAGCCCGTATTTAATATCATACGCTCCCTAGCCTCGTGGTTGTAGGTACGCATCCCTCTAGCCTGATCTCCCCAAGTGTACCCAGAGGCAGAGGCAGAGCCTATAGTACTGCGGTACTTCTCTTTATTGACAGATAGCGTAGAGTCGCTACGCTTAAAGAAGGTGATGTTATCCCACGCTCCATAGCGATTCACGAAGTACAAGCTCACAGGATCAAACTTAGCCTCGCACTCATTATACACACGCATAGACTCTATGACATCGCCAAAGCCATCTAGTAGCTGTATGTCGTAGTACTTGGCGTTGTAGGGTGCTGTGCCTAGCAGTCCGTTTCCTGCTTTCCAATTAGACAGGTTGGCAATACCAGCAGGGAACAGAAGCACACGCTCCTCTACTGCCGTGCCATATACATCAGACTCCGTTACTGCATATTGGTAGCTCGTGCCGTCATCGTTCAGCACCTTGATAGTAGCTAACCCAATGTTGCAACAGCTCAAGGATTCCACCGTGCCACCATCTGCCTCTACTCTGTCCCTGTATCCGTAGATGATATCTAGCCCCTCTCCGTGTAGCCCTAAGAATATAGGCATCATAAAGGCATCTGTATCGTAGGCATAACGCTCGTACTTCTGGAGGATAGGTTTTGTGATGTTGGCGTTAGCCCCCTCTACGAACTTGCCGTAGCCATAGGTAGCAATGAATACATCCGTAGACCCTGTGTCGTTTACTACAAATGGGTCATCTAAATACTCAATGTCATAGTCTACCTGTACCCATAGCTGTGAGTCTGGTGAGTTGATGACTAACGACTCCTGCGTGAGCTTAGAGATGCGGTTGTTAAACTCGTTCTCTAATAGTGGTGCAATATCAGCAGTAGGGTATGAGTCTACGAATCCAGATTGCCTATCTATGGTGTAGATAGGGGTAGCAGGTTTAGCGGTCTCCTCTCCTGTCCACGCATATACCTCTAGGTTGAAGTATCGTATGTCACTTGCTGCTACGCCTGTGCCGTCCCAAGTGATGAAGATAGGGCTGCGTACTCCTACTAGTCCTGTTGGGCTATTTACTGCCATCTTTGTATTTCTTGTTTAGTTCGTTTATGCTATGCTCTAGGAAGTCCTCTACATCTAGTGCATAGGCTTGGGTTACCTCTCGTGGTAGTCTATTGAATCCGAGCTTAAAGGGTCTGCTGTAGAAGTTACTAGCAGGGATGCCTCGCTTCTTGATGCTCTTGGCTATCGTCCACGCTGTGCTGTTGTAGCTCTCAAACCTACCCCTGTTGTCCCTAAATTGGATCTTCCGTTGGCTGACCCATTTCTCTATTGCAGATACGGGAGGCATAGTACCTGCCTTACGGCCCTTGTCTACCCACTCCCCGTATTCCTCCATTAGGAAGTCGAACTTGATGCTATTGGGCATCACCTGAAGCTTGTAGTCTATAGACTTGTATAGCTCCTTGCTTACATTCTTCTTCTTGCGTGTGAGGTTCTTTCTAGACTCTCGGACCAAGTACTTACCGAACTTGTCCATAGCCTTCTTGAGGTTGTCCTTCTTGACCTCTTGCATACTTGGAGTCTTCTGCTCGGCCATTAGCAGATGTTGTTAGGGTTGATCGCCTCTATCTGGAGGGTAGTCATCCACCCACATACATTAGCCTCGTAGTCCTCATCAAAGGGCTGGGCTAGTGGGTCGTTCACCAATCTAAAATAAGCATCGTACTCCGTACCTCTCCTGAAGGTAGCTAGGATCTCAGAGAGGGTAGCGAGTGTTCTATGGTAGATGTCTTGCTTCATCATTCCCCCCTCGTATATGTCCTTTACCTCCTTGCTGTAGTCTACCACATCCATAAGCAATATGTCAAACTCATAGGTAATGGTGCGCTCGTTGAGTGTAGCGTTGCCTGTGATGATATGCGCCAGAGGGTACATATCCATCTTGCGGAAGTCTAGGTCAAAGATGTTGCCCCAGCTCACTTGGTTGATGTGGTCGTTGGATTCGGCTGCTGATTTAAGTGCCTCAGTTATTTGGTAGTATCCTTTCTTCATACAATTAAAAAACCCCATCCGCTAAAGATGGGATAAAAAAAGAGAGAGCCGTAGCCCTCTCTCAACCAAACCTATCTAGCAAGTAACTAGATTCCCAAATGTATCTCCTCTTCTTCGTCCTCTTCTTCGCAGTCACACTTCCAATCGTCATCGCTATACTCACCGCAGATACCGCAGTAGCGTTCTTGGTAGTCTTGGTAGGCTGCTAGTTCCCAATCTAAGTAGCTCATATCACACTAGGCTAAAGAGGTTAGACAATGAGAACGGCTCGTAAGGGAAGAAGATGCTGTGTAAGTCCATCGCTTCCTTAATGGTCAGCCCTAGCATTGTGCTGTTATGCTCGAGGGCGTACTTCAGTAGCTTCCCTGTAGTAGGGTACTTGTCTGCCTCCTCTTGGAGCTGCGCTCTATGAGGCTCTGTTAGTTGTTGGTACAAGGTCATCTCTCTTGTGTTTTGATTAGTATATAGCAATAATACACAAAAGATTCTTAATAACCTATATTTTTTTTGAGTTGCTCATCGACTTTTCCACATCGGCCTTATCCATCACGAACTCTAGGTAGGTGAGACAGGTACGCATAGGGAGGTCGGTTACCTCGTCAAACTTCGTGAGATCCCCTCGAGCAATCTGATGGACTGCGCTATACCAACCCCACTTTCTGCCGAATTGGGTTGCTCTGTCGAAGGTTGGCTCATCTCCTGATCCTTCTGTGAAGATCGTAGGAAAGTTATCAGCAAGGCGATTTCTAAACGATAAAAAAAAACCAAGCAACCTAGTAGGATGTTTGTACCAAGCTCACCGAAGCCTTCGCCTGTATGCTTATCAGGGTCGTAGTTCTCTATGAGGTACTTGCCGTACTTGGTAGAAGAGATAGGACGGTAGAGGATACCTAGCACCTTCTCTGCGTTCTTGTATGGCTCTTTGAGTAGTATGTCTAGATCTACATACTCCCCCATACTGATGTCCTCTATCTTGGGATGGAAGCCGTAGGTGACTCCCTTATGCTTGAAGGTTTGGACCAACTTAGGTATCTCCTGTAGGACTACGCCTAGCTGATTGCGTAGGCTGTTCTTGTCTGCTACCTTCATCCTCTCCTGTTGATCAGGAGTAAGACCGCAGAAGTGATAGAGGGCTTGTTCATCACCGTTCTCCTCATTCGCCATAGCGATGAACTTCTTGTACTTGCTGATAGGGATGTCTGCAAGGGATTCGGGGATTGTGATCTTAACGGATTGCGTAGCGTCCATAGTTAGGTTTGCTTAGTTTGTTGTATACTCCATATCTTGCGGCATCAATAAGGTGATTCCACTTATCCTCTGGCTTGTTGAGGAGGTTGCCGTTCTTATCCTCCATCCATCTATAGTTCTCCATCTCCTTCATAAGGTTAGCCCCTACGATGTGGAGCTTGTAACGCTTGAGCATATCTATACCAGCGTTCACGCTATCTACTCCCTTAGCGGTAGGCTTGATGTTCCACCCCATACGGTGCAGCTCCTCTATACTCTTAGGCTCTGCCGAGTCTGCGAATATCTCCTCGTATCTACCTACCCCTACATCATAGAAGCGAGTAGACAAGTCTTGGTTGGTAAGGTTGGTGCTGTATAACATCTCCTCGAAGTAGAGGCTGTTCCCGTCTTGGTAACACCTCACCAGAGCAGAGGGGTCGTTGGTGAATCCAAAGTCAAGACCATAGGATAGGAACTTAGCTGTGCTAGGCACTTGCTGTATGGTTGTGAATTGGAATACCTGCGCTCTGTTAGTGCCTCGCTCTCCTAGTCCATAGACTCTCCAATAATGCTCGTCCGTCTCCTTGAGTCTCTCAATCTCGTCCTTTATCGTCTCGTCTAGGAAAGGATTGTCTAGGTAGGTAGTCTGGTAAAAGTCCACATCCTCACGAGGGATGACCCTGTCATAGATCCAATGGTAAGTATCAGAGGGGTTGTAGTCGAGTATGATTCTGCCGTTGGTACGGAACACTATCTGCTGCCAATCCTCAAAGCTCAACTCGTTAGCCTCGTTCAGGAAGGCTAAGTCTCTCTTGCGCCCTCGTATCTTTTGTGGTTGGTCTAGCGACACGAACTCTACTAGGTTGCCGTTGAGTATGTACTCGCTGTTGGACTTGTTGTGGTTGTCCTCCCTATATAGGTCGTACTGCTTGAGGATGTCTAGGAAGTCTCTCATCACAGATGATCGTACTGCTGGGAAGGTCTTACGAGCAATGGTAATTGTCTTGCCTGTGTTCTTGGTGCAGTAGTAGAAGATAATCCAGAGTATGATGTTGTAGGTCTTACCACTACGAGTACCTCCCTGTTCTACGACTATCTTCTTCTTTGACCTCTTGAGATGAGTGTATACTTTATTGACCGCTATCTTCCCCATCTAGTTCCTCAATGGTGAATGTCTGGATACCCTCGTGTGATATCTCTTGGCGTTCTATGTAGCCTCGTTTCTTGCCCTTTGTCTTTAGGTAGAAGATAATTGCTGTAGGGTTCTCCTTTGTGATTTGATTGTGCAGCTTTCCTTCTGCGTAGTCGAGGGCTACATTCTCAAGTTCATCGACAGCCTTCTTGTAGTCCTTGTCATCCTTGATCCAGTTGTAGTGTGTCTGTCTTGAGATGCCTACAACTCTACAGGATTCAGTAACTATACCCAGATTCTTCTCTAATGCCTTGAGCATTGCTGCCTTATGTTCTTGAGTCTTGTCCATTTTTATATGTCAAATTTAGTCAATCTCCTAACTATAAAACCCTATTTTTTTAGATTGCGTTTGCGCTCCTCTCTGATGATGTCGTTTATCACCTTCTGGTTCAGCCTACGCTGTGACCTGTTAGGCTGTTGAGGTGCAGGAGGTAGGTCTACAAACTTGGCTAGGAAGGCAGACTCATCTGCTGACAGCTGACCTCGTAGGTGTACTTGGGTTAGGATGCTTATAAACATCTCTAGGTTCTTCCTATTGACTAGGATCTGTTGGCTCTTGCTCATTACATTCTTATTAGTCTCAGTCTCCTCTGGTACTTGCGTATGAGGTGGGCTGAGTTGGTTAGTTGGTTCTGTATCTCCTCTGTCCATCCGAACCTACTAGCCTGTATGGATAAGTTGATGTTATCCATCATTAGCATCTCTAGGTATGCTTGGGTTGTTTTTATATGCCGCCTCTTGCGAAGGTAGGCTTTAGTCATTCTCAATACCATAAGTCTCTCTGTCTCTATTGCACAAGTCTATGATGCTTGGCGTGTTATCTTCTTTCATCTCTCTTTTGTGTTAAAGGTTTCGTATTTCTGCGCTACTTCATTCCAAACTTGTAATAAGGCTTGTTGTACACTTGCACTTTCGGGGTAAGCAGTCTTGTTTTGTATTTCTTTAATTCTTTCTGTTGTCATT